GCCCGATATTAAAAAAAGGAACCTTCCTAACCTACAGAGGTGACAGATCGAGTTGTATATATAAAAATTCTGAAAAAAATTTTTAGGGTTCTGAGGATTCATATATAAAAAAAATCGCCAATAAAAAATGCCCCATGTAGACGACACAGTATATCACATATATGCAAAGGATAAGTGTTTATATCCGTGCCTAAAAGAAGAGGAGTTCAAAGTAAAATGGGCAGAACTCAAAGGAATGGTTGGGTTAATGAAAACAGATTACATAGAAGAAGACCTGAGTTTTGTAAAATGCCCTGGAGAAAGTGGAGGGAATGTGAGTGATTTTGATGATAACTTAGAACCATCATATTGACACGCTACATATATCAGTGTATAATTGAATTGAAGGTATTAAACAATTATGGCAAAAGGATTCACAGTTAAAGCCAATACCCCAAAGAAGAAAACAGCTGATTGGGATATTGATGCAATCAAAGCAAGAATGAAAGGAAAGACGATAGTATTCTGTCTTCCTGGCAGAGGGACTTCGTATATCTTTCTAAAAAACTTTGTACAATTATGTTTCGACATGGTACAAAATGGAATGAGTATACAGATCTCTCAAGATTACTCATCAATGGTTAATTTTGCTAGGTGTAAGTGTTTAGGTGCAAATGTACTCCGAGGACCAAAACAAATTCCATGGGACGGAAAACTCCAGTATGATTATCAACTATGGATTGACTCGGATATTGTCTTTGACACTAACAAGTTCTGGCAGTTATGTGATCTAGCAGTTCCTGCAGAAAGTGTTAATGAAGATGGAAGTACTAATGAGGAAGTATTAGAGAAACATGCAATTGCTGCAGGATGGTATGCAACTGAAGACGGAAGCACAACATCTGTCGCACACTGGTTAGATGAAGATGACTTCCGCAAAAATGGTGGAGTTATGAATCATGAAACTGTTGAGACTATTAGTAAGCGTAAGAAGCCATTTACTGTAGACTATACAGGATTTGGGTGGGTATTAATTAAGAAGGGAGTATTTGAGAATCTACCATATCCATGGTTTGCGCCAAAGATGCAAGTATTTGAATCTGGTGCAGTACAGGATATGTGTGGAGAGGATGTTAGTTTCTGTTTAGATGCTATTGAGGAAGGTTATGATATTTGGTGCGATCCTCGGATTCGCGTTGGACATGAAAAAACTCGTATTCTTTAATAAATTATGATTACTTTTGCATCTTGGACTGTTTTGTGTATTGTTATTGGAATATGCATTGCAGTTTATTATCTAAAAGCTTACAATCCACATTAAAACAGGAGGTTAATTAGTGGCAAAATCAATTGCATGGGCTAGTAGCGGTGATTTTATACCTTCAACGCCGAAGAAATCTCGCCAAGGTCAAGGTAAACATACTAAAATAGCCGCGAGTTCTCGAAATGCAAAAAAGAAGCGTTATCGAGGTCAAGGTAAATAATAACGGACCCTCTCGGAGGGTCTTTTTTTATGTGTAAATAGAAGAAATTAGGGAATTTACGAAAATGAACGATTTTTTAGACAATTTAGCTAATAATCAACACCAAAAAATGCTTCGTGAAATTGCAAATGATGATATAACCCCCAAAAAACGCGATTCTAGGGTCCAAAATGACCTTTATGAGCGTATTGATGACGATTTTGAGGATGATGGACTCGATTATGACACTGATGCCATTCCATTGGCAGAATTTTAATAACAAATCCTTAATAAATAACTAAAATTTATAATTTTCTTCGATTACAATGCCCGTTCAAAGGTTAAGCAGGGGATTTAAAGATATTAGCATGTCATTTAAGGTAAATCCCTTAAATAATGACCTAATTGCGCTTAAAAATGAAACTGCAATTGCACGATCAGTAAGAAACATTGTAATGACTATACCTGGGGAAAGATTTTTTCAACCCAATTTTGGATCTGAGGTTAATAGATTACTTTTCAACAATATTGATGATATTTCTGCTTCCCTTATTGAAAGTCAAATTAGACAATCAATTGAAAATTATGAACCAAGAGTTAAATTACGCTCTTTAAAAGTAGATCCTAATTTTGATAATAACTCTTTTGATATTAAAATCACATACGATATTATAGGAGCTGATGTTCCATCACAAGAATTACAATTTGCTTTGCAATCAACTAGATAAAAATGCCATTAGTTAACTTCACTAATCTGGATTTTGACCAGATTAAAACAACACTTACAGATTATATACAATCAAACTCCAATTTTACGGATTATGATTTTCAAGGGTCTAATTTATCGACCATAATTGATCTATTGGCATACAATACCTATATTACTTCATATAATGCAAGTATGACTGCTAATGAAGTATTCATTGATAGTGCTACTTTAAGAGAAAATGTAGTATCATTAGCAAGAAATATTGGATATGTTCCTCGTTCTAGAAAAGCATCAAGAGCAGTTGTTACTTTTTCTGTAGATACTACAAATGTTTCACCCTCACCTTCAACATTAACTCTTAAAGCCGGTCCTATAGCAGCAACATCTGGGTCATTTGGTAACGCATCATATGTTTTTTGTATTTTAGAAGATATTACAGTTCCTGTAGACAATGGAACTGCAACATTTGAGAGTATTCCTGTATATGAAGGTACTTTATTAACCAAAAACTTTACTGTTGAATCAAGAAATGTAAATCAAAAATATATTCTTCCTAATGTAGGAGTTGATACTGATTTAATTTCTGTAAAAGTAAGAACTAATCAAGATTCTACTGCATCTCTTACTTATAAACTTCAAGATAGTTTATTTGATATCAATTCAACATCAGCTGTTTATTTTATACAGGAAGTAGAAGATGAAAGATATCAAATTTTCTTTGGAGATGGAGTATTTGGAAAGAAATTAGAGAATTTTAATTATATTACAATAAATTATATTATTACAAATGGTGAAAGTGCAAATGGAATTGATAATTTTACTTTTACGGGAAGAATTGTATATACTAGAAATGCACAAGAATATACTGTAACTAGTGGCATTTCTTTAATGACGACTGAACTGCCATCTTCTGGTGGAGAAGTAATTGAATCAGTTGAATCTGTCAAAAAATATGCACCAAAGATCTATGCTTCTCAAAATAGGTGTTTAACTTCAAATGATTATGAAACTTTAATTCCAAACAGAATTTACCCAGAAACAGAATCAATTTCTGTATTTGGAGGAGAAGAATTAATCCCTCCACAGTATGGTAAAGTGTTTATTAGTATTAAGCCTAGATCTGGAGATTTTTTACCTAATCTTATTAAAAATAACATCAAATTAAAATTAAAGAAATATGCTGTGGCAGGTATTGTACCAGAAATCCTTGATTTGAAGTATCTTTTCCTTGAGGTGGATTCAAAAATATATTATAACACTAATTTGGCATCAAGTTCTGAATATGTTTCAACTGTTGTTCAAACAAATGCCACTAAATATGCAGAATCTAGTGAAATGAACAAATATGGTGCTAGATTTAAATATAGTAAATTTTTAAAAGTTATTGATGATAGTGCAGATGCAGTAACTTCTAATATTACAACAATTGCGATGAGAAGGGATTTGAGAGTTTTGTTAAATACTTGGGCAGAATACTCTATCGGATTTGGTAATGAATTTCATATTAGATCAATGAATGGATATAATATTAAATCTTCTGCATTTAAAATAGCTGGAATTCAGGATAATGTTTATCTTTCTGATATTCCAAATACTAATAGAGTAACTGGTTCCATTTTCTTATTTACTGTTCCATCTATTAATTCACAAACCCCTACAATTGTTAGAAGAAATGTAGGAACTATCGACTATAAAAATGGGGTTATAATTTTAAATCCTATTAATATACAAGATTCTATGATAAAAAAAGGACAATATACTATTGAGATTGGAGTTTGTCCACTTTCAAATGATGTGGTTGGTTTACAGGATTTATATTTGCAACTAGATATTAGTAGTAGTAATTTTGAAATGGTTGTTGATGAAATTGCTTCTGGATTAGATCCCTCAGCATCTAATTATATTACATCTTCAAGTTATTCCAATGGTCCTCTAGTAAGACCTGGTGGGCCCACTTAATCATCATAAGATCGTTTTAAATAAATGTCAGAGAAAAGAATTCAGTTCAGTAACATTGTTCAAAATCAGCTGCCTGAGTATGTAAGGACAGATTATCCTTTAATATCAGAATTTTTAAAGCAATATTATATTGGTCAAGAATATGTAAGTGGACCACTTGATTTAATTCAAAATATTGATCAATATGTTAAAGTTGATGAGTTTGCTAATATTACTGAAAGTGTAGGATTAGGAGCAACTGTTACATCTTATGGTGATGTAATTCCTGTGGATATGGCAGATTATCCACAAGGAACAAGAGGATTTCCTTCTTCTTATGGTTTAATAAAAATTAATGATGAGATAATAACATATACAGGAACATCTACAACATCATTTACTGGATGTATTAGAGGATTTTCTGGCATTACATCATATAGATCCGATTCACAATCTGAAAATCTTGTTTTTGAAGATACGAATGCAGATTCTCATAATAAAGGATCTGTTATAAGCAATTTAAGTTCTCTTTTCCTTAAAGAATTTTTACTAAAAACAAAATATCAGATTTTACCTGGTTTAGAAGATAGACCAATATCTAAGAATGTTGATAAAAATGTTTTTATTAAACAATCCAAAGATTTCTATTTAAGTAAGGGTACTGATAGATCATTTGAAATTTTATTTAAAGCATTATATGAAGAAGATGTAGAGATTGTAAGACCGCGTGAATATCTTTTTACACCTTCTAATGCTGAGTATAAAATTACAAATGATCTTGTAGTTGAAGCTATTGAGGGAGATCCAGAAGATCTTAAAGATGGAACTTTATATCAGGATGAATATCTTTATGATGCAACCATTAATAAAGCATATGCTCCTATTAGTAATATAGAGAAAATTGTTCCTATTGATAGTGATAAAATATTTTATAAAATGGGATTTGATGCTGGATATGATAGGGATATTAGAGTAAGAGGTTCATTATATGGAGATTTTTCAGTTCATCCCAAAACTAAAGTAATTGGGCAAGTAGCGGTAGGACAATCTACATTTGATGTAGATTCAACTGTTGGTTTTGGTAATACTGGAGAGCTTTATGTTACTTATAATGATGCAACATCTGGTATAGTATCCTATACTTCAAAGTCTTTAACTCAATTTTATGGATGTAGTAATGTAGTTGGGATAATTTCGGATAAAGCTAATATTGGAATTAATACTTATGCATGGGGACGTTCTTTTAAAGATCAAAGTAAAAAAATTAAAGTAAGAATTAATTCTGTATTGAGTGGTGTTGATTACCCTGATAATGTATCTTACTCAGGTAAAAATGATACAGTAAAAATTAAAACTTTAGGAATTGGCGCTACAACTTTTAAAGCTAAAAATTGGTTTTATAATATTGCACCAATTTATAATGTTAAGAGTATTGAATTAATTGATAGTGCTGATAATACCTATAAAGTAAATTTAGCTGGTGATAATATATTTCAAATAGGAGATAATATAGAAATTACTGGTAGTAATAATGTACCTAAAGATAGTAAAGTTTTAGATATACTTAGTGCAACATCTATTACTATTAGAGGACAGGGAAATCTTAATGCTAATGATCAATATACTATTAAAAGAAAGATCTTAAAAGTCGAATCATCTAATTATAGATCTGCTACCAAATATGAAGCAAATGTTCAAAATGTTTATAGAGAAAAATTTGCAGACAATTACTTAGTTGCATCTTCCTCTATTCCTTCCTATCCAGATGTAACGATTGAACCTTATAGACACCTAATTTCTGGTAATGTTGGTTCTACTCAACTTAGGACTTCTCCTAGATCTATTATTTTCTCTGGAACATATGTGGGTGATGAATTTAATGTAGGGAATCATCTTTTCTATACTGGAGATGCTGTATATTATATTCCACAAAAGGTTGAAGAAGAATATTATAGATTTGGAGTTTTATCAACTAGAACAGCCGTTAAATCTTCTTTGTTTGTAAGTGATCTTGGAAATTATACAGAAGGTGAAAATCCTCCAAA